AGCCGCATCGTCGCATCATGGAACTTACCGGGGACGTTGTTCCCCTTCGGACCAGAAACATCCTTGAAGAAACCTGCCGAAAATTCAATGTTCGCCTTGATCGGGATTCGAAGGTTATTCAGTTTCCCTACTACTCACAATCTGGACAGCTCATCGCGTATAAAGCTCGTGATGTTGAGAAGGATTTTCGGTGGGTAGGAAAGAACGAAGACCACACACTCTTCGGTCAACAACTATGGGGCCAAGGTAAATCCATCGTCATTACCGAGGGTGAGTTTGACTGCCTCAGTGTGTTTCAGGTTCGCAACAGCTGGCCCGTCGTCTCCGTCCCAAATGGAGCCCAAGGCGCTAAGCGTGCTCTACAGCACCAGCTGAAGTGGCTTCTGGGGTTTGAGGAGATCATCCTCCTGTTTGACAATGATGACGCTGGAATCCAAGCAGCACAAGACTGTGCGAGTCTCTTTCCACACGATCGGCTCTTCATTGCCAGAACCAGCCCCTACAAGGATGCCAACGAGGCGCTGATTGCCAAGGACAACGACGCAATCAGACAGGCGCTATGGAACAAGAAACCTTACTCACCAAAGACCGTCATTGATGGGCGTGAACTTTTCGATCTGGCCACTCGTCCCCTTCATGGTCGAGACGCTGACTGGCCTTTCTCTGCTCTCAACTCCATCACCGGAGGACTTCGCAGAGGCGAGCTGGTTACCGTTACCGCCGGATCGGGTGTTGGTAAATCCACATTTTGTGGAGAGGTAGCCCAGAAGTTGGTTGACCAGGACCAGAGTGTGGGCTATATTGCCCTTGAGGAGAGTCTTCAACGGACTGCTCTTCGCTTGATGTCCGTCAAGGCCAACCGTCCACTTCACCTCAACAATGAACTTCCAACAGACGATCTCAAAGCAGCCTTCGAAGCGTCACTTGGCACCGGTAGGGTTTATCTGCGAGATGGTTTTGGTTCTGTGGACCCTGATGCAATTCTTTCCGACTGTCGATTCATGGCACTCGCCAAAGAGGTTGGGTGGATCATCCTCGATCACCTCTCCATCTTGATGAGTGGCAATGAGTCGCATGATGAAAGAAAGCTGATTGACCTGACAATGACCAAGCTTCGTTCCTTTGTGGAGGAGACTGGCATTGGCATGATTCTGATCAGCCACCTCAAGCGACCACAGAACGACAAGGGCCACGAAGACGGGGCACAAGTTAGCCTCGGTCACCTTCGTGGCAGTCACAGTATCGTGCAGCTGTCAGATATGGTCATTGCCCTTGAAAGGAATCTATCAGCAGGCGAGAGTACTTCCAACATTCGTGTGCTGAAGAATCGATTCAACGGTAAGACCGGTCCAGCTGGAGCCGTCAGTTTTGATGGCAACACTGGTAGGATGATTGAGGCTGATGTTGCTGAACTGACCAAGTCCAAATCCAATGTTCCCGATGACTACTCTGACTTCTAATGATCTTTGTTCCTGCGGCTCTGATTCCTTTTTCTACTCTGAGGAATATCCGCAAGGCTACTTCTGTAACGAGTGCGGAAAACCAGACGCTCATACCCAAGCAGCCCTTGATGCCGAACAGCCGGGACAGTGGTCATGAGGCTTCTGTTTGACATTGAGACAAACGGACTGCCAAGACAAGGATTAGATCAGATTCACTGTATTGTGGCTAAGGATCTGGACAGTGGACAGGTCTTGCGGTACAACGATAGTGGGTCCTCAGAATCCGTAACTGCCGGGGTCACAATCCTAGAATGCGCGGATGAACTTGTTGGCCACAACATTGTTGGGTTTGACATTCCTGTGATCCAGAGTCTCTATCCATTCTTTGAACCCAAAGGGCGGATTTACGATACCTTAATCATGAGTCGGATGTTCTTTCCAGACATCCTTTCCAGAGACTTTCGCAAGAAGCCGATTGGAATGCCAAGCAAGTTGTTTGGTAGACATTCCCTGGAGGCATGGGGTTATCGTCTTGGTGACTACAAAGGCCAGTTTGCAAAGACAACGGACTGGTCTGACTGGTCAAAGGAGATGGAGGACTACTGCGAGCAGGATGTCCACGTTGGCATGACCTTGTTCGAACTCTTCAAAGAAAAATTGGAAAGGTTCGAAAATTCCATTCAATTGGAACACGACGTGGCAGCGATCATGGCCAAGCAGGAAACCTCTGGATGGCCCTTTGATGTAAAGAAGGCACAGCAACTTGAGTCCGTTCTCAGAACAGAAATGGACCAGCTGGCCGATCAGATGCGTGCCACCTTTCCTTATGTGGATGGTGGAGAGATGACTCCTAAGCGTCCCAACGCAACACGGGGGTACATCAAGGACGCACCATTTACAAAGCTGAAGGAATTCAATCCAACCAGCAGAGATCACATCGGCTGGGCCTTCATGACCTGGAGGGGGTGGAAGCCTGAGGTATTCACCGACACCGGACGCCCCAAAATTGATGAAGGCATTCTACAATCCATCGGAACAATGGAGGCCGATACATTTGGACGGATCTTGGAACTTCAAAAAGCTCTGGGTCAGCTCAGTGACGGAGCCAATGCGTGGCTTAAGATGGTTACCAAGGATGGTCGCATACACCATACCTGCCAACTGGCCACGAACACAGGACGGAATGCCCACAGTCGTCCTAACCTTGGTCAAACTTCCTCTGATCCTCGTTGCCGCGAGCTGTTTGGCCCTGGCAAAGGTATGCGTCAGGTTGGTGCTGATGCTTCTGGACTTGAGCTGCGTATGCTTGGCCACTACCTTGCTTTTTATGACGCAGGTGCCTTCGCAGATGTTGTTGTTAATGGAGACATTCATCAACAGAATGCTGATCGGGTTGGTTGCTCCAGAAAGGATGTCAAGACCCTGACCTATGCATTTATCTACGGAGCATCTGATCGCAAGATCGGGGTATCCTTGGATAAATCTCTTGATGAGAAGAAGGCTGTTCTGCTTGGCAAAGACATCCGCAAGAAGTTTCTTGAGGCCATTCCTGGTCTTGATCAGCTTCTCAAGGCCGTCAACAAACGAGCAGAATCCGATGTTCTCAAGGGGCTTGATGGTCGTCCCATCCGTCTCCAAGGAAAGAAACACGCAGCCCTCAACTACCTGCTTCAATCAGCTGGTGCCATTGTTTGCAAGCGGTGGAATGCTATTGCTTACCAACAACTGGAACAATTAGGATACCGTTGGGACATTGACTATCAATGGCTTGGCTGGATCCACGATGAAATACAGCTTGCTGTTCAACCACACCTAGTTAATGATGCCAAGTTCCAACTCGAATGGTCGATCGTCCAGGCGGGGGAATACTACAAACTCCGAGTCCCCCTCGCGTCAGAAGCAAAAGAAGGAGCTTCGTGGGCAGAATGTCACTGATACCCACCTTCGGGTTGATGCTGACTTCTTTGCCTATCGAGCCTGCCAATCAGCAGAGATCGAGTTGGACTGGGGCGATGATCTCATCACCATTGCCAGCAACTTTCAGATCGTGCTGGAGATCTTTGAGGGTGAACTAAAGAATCTCAGAAAAAGATTCGACAGCGATCACATCACCCTCTACTTCTCAGACACCAAAAACTTCCGCAAGTCTATCTCTGCGGACTACAAGGGTAAGAGAACTAAGCGCAAACCAGTCGGCTATAAGCGTCTGCTGGAGTGGTGTGCTAAGCATTACAAAACTGTTCGTTACCCTAATCTGGAAGCCGACGATGCTCTTGGTCTGGAGTGCCACCTTGATCCTTCTGACTTTGTTCTGGTCAGTCCGGACAAAGACATGAAGCAGATCTCCTGCCGTCTCTTTAACGGCGAAGATGAGGTCAACGTGACCCCAGAAGAGGCCGATCACTGGTTCTGGACCCAATGCTTAACAGGCGACCCCGTTGATGGCTACAAGGGCGTTCCGGGTGTTGGTTCCGTAGGGGCTAAGAAGATCCTTGACAAGGCCACCGATCCGTGGGAAGCTATCGTAGCTGCCTACGAAAAGGCAGGCCTTGCTGAGGAGGATGCCCTGCTCAACGCTCGCTTGGCACGGATCCTTCGTCCGGGCGAATACAATTCAACCACGAAGGAACCTATCCTATGGACCCCACCCGCCTCACAATAGGGCTAGAGATTAGTCTGGCCCTCGTTGTTCTCTACTTATTGGATCGAAACCTTTTCCATTATGTGGACCTATCGCTACAAACTATCCGCACCAGAGTCGCTTTACAAATCCATCAGCGAGTTCTTGGAATCCGACTGTGGCTCGACCGACAAGCCCTCAACCGTAGAGGACCCGTGGGCCGAATCTGGAACGCTTACAGCCTCTGGAAAATCCGAAACAACCCAGCCTACAAAGAATTCTTCGAAGGACGTGAGTAAGTATTCACCTTCCCACTATAAGCGTGGAAAGATTCAAGTCTGGGACTTCATCAGTGACCAGAACCTTGACTTCCTTACTGGTAACGTTGTCAAATATGTGTGTCGAGCCGGGCTCAAGGATTATGAGTCCGAGCTGGATGATCTGCTGAAGGCAAAGGCCTACATCGAAAAGAAGATTGCTCAAGTCTCTGAGGGTCGCAATCGATGATCAGCCCATCACTGCTCCAGCAGGCCATCACCTTTCGATTGGCGATGGATCAGCCACTCAACACACCGGATGAGAATGTTCACGAACTCCAATTTGGACTCATCATCGAAGAATACAATGAGCTTCGGGTTGAGTATGAAGACGAGTTAAGTGGATCAAAGGTTGATCAATTAAAGGAGCTGGCAGACCTCGTGTTCGTCTGCTACCAATATGCAGCCGCTCGTGGCTGGGACCTGGACACCGCAATGCGACGGGTGTTCGAATCAAACATGAGCAAACTTGTTGACGGCAAACCCCTGCGCCGCAGCGATGGTAAAGTGATGAAGGGGCCTAACTATCAACCACCTATTCTTGACGACCTAGTATGACCAGCTATGCTGACCTGGGAGACCTCCCTAACACTATCGCCCGGACCGGTCGCGTTCAATCGTGGATCGACAATCCGGAATCACGCCTTCCCGTCAGTTGTACCGTGTTCGTCGTTGAGGACAGCATGGAAGGACCGGAGGGTATTGAAGCCTCCTGGCGCTTCGTCTCACACGCTCTTCGCAATGGTGCTGGCGTTGCTGTTCACCTTTCAAAGCTCCGTCCACAGGGCGCTGATAACGGTCGCGGTCTTACTGCGTCTGGCCCTGTTTCTTTTGCTCGCATCTACTCTGCTCTTAATGAAACCCTCAGGCGTGGTGGAGTCTACAAAAACGGAGCTGTTGTTTGTCATCTTGACTATACTCATCCCGATGCTATTGATTTCATCCGTGCCAGTCGTTCAGATCTTGCGTGGGTGAAGCGATGCCTCAATGTGGACAGAAACTTTTTTGATGTTGCTTCCCCAGAACTGGTAACTGCTGCCCTTGAAGGAATCAAGAAGGGAGACCTCTGGCTCAACAAGATCCGCTACGACAGCAATGGGAAACGAATCTATGGAAATGTCTGCCTTGAGGTTTATCTTCCTAGCCGTGGCACTTGTCTTCTTCAGCACGTCAACCTTGGTGCTTGTACGGTCGATGACCTAGTGCCCGCATTTGTGGAAGGAATGAGTTCATTGATTTCTCTTCACGGCCAAACGGGTGTTGGAGAGACAGGGGAATACCTTGCCCCTGAAGTAGACCGGCAAGTTGGCCTTGGTATTTTGGGGCTAGCAAACTTCTTGGCCTATTATAAGGTAACCTACAAAGAGTTTGGTAAAGCCCTCGATGCTTACTTCACACGTCGTCTCACCGGCAATAAAGCCGAAGTCCTTGTCAGTGAGCTGGCCAATGCTATTGATACGGCGGCCCAGCTTGCTCGCCAAGCTAAGATGGATAGGGCGTTTGCTATTGCCCCTACCGCTTCTTGCAGTTACAGCAATATCGATCTTCGGGGTTACACTACCACTCCAGAGCTGGCTCCTCCTATTAGCCGTCACATTGATCGTGACTCGGGAACGTTTGGGGTTCAGTCGTATGATTACCCATCAGATTGTGAGATTGCTGCGGAGGTAGGCTGGGACGATTACAAACGTGTGGCGGATGGCATTGTTCGTCTCTTCCATAACACACGCCTGTTCCACGGATACTCGTTCAACAGTTGGAGCGATGTCGTTACTTACGACGAACTGTTCCTTGACAATTGGCTGACCTCGCCACAGACTTCTCTCTATTACGCTCTTCAGGTAATGCCTGATACCCAAGCCAAGGATGATGCCCTGGCTGCCCTGGATGATGACTTCAAGGAACTCTTCTCCTTTGAGGAGGATGTGGATCCTGATTGTGGTTGTCCTAAAGTTAAACCAATTGATGAGCCCTGTATCCCCTGCGGAGAATGAATACCCTGTCCCCCTATGCCCAAGTCATTGCCCGTAAACGTAAGTGGACCCCAGTAGCTGTTCAAGCTGGTAAGCTGGTTGAGGGTTCCGAGGATTCGATTCGTCGTGCCCTCGGCCTTCGCCACCTGGAACTACCGGTCCGCGAGTTCCTCCAGCAAGGTCTGGAAAAGGAACTGCCAGCGACTGCCGGTGTTGTGGAGGCCCTCAAGAGTAATCAACTGGATGAAGAGCGTCACGACCAGGCCCTTAACTATGTGGTGGCTGCTCACGGTACCGACAACAAAGCCGAGGCTGAAGCCAAGCATATCCTTAAGGCCTGGCTTGATGCTCCAGAACACCCTATCCTAAAGGCAGCGATCCTTGAACGCAGTGTCTTCTTCGTCATCCTTCCCTTCTTCCGATTCAACGGAGACATCGGCATCCGCACCACAGCAGCCGACATCAGCAGAGACGAGCAAACTCACGTTGCCGTCCACTCGATGGTCTGTTCCGAGTTGGGTCTCAAGTCCACACC